ACTTAAATAAATTATACTTGCGCAAGTATATCATTATTTGTACGAATTGCATACTTGTGTAAGTATTTCATAATACGATATAATAGTATTAAGGAGGTATGCAAAATGGGTAAAACATCAAGCGCGGTAAAAAACAAGTACAATGCCAAAGCCTATGACCGCATCAATTTAACAATGCCGAAAGGCAAAAAGGAAGTTATTCAAAATCACGCTGAAGAGCGCGGAGAAAGCACCAATGCTTTTATCAATCGTGCTATCAACGAAACCATGCAACGTGATTCTGAGTCTGATTCTTAAGACCGCCCCTCGCGGTCTTTTTTATTCCCCATCCTCTGTACCTTCCTTCCCCTTCTGGTACTGTGTCCCGAAGTAGAACGCCACTACCACAGAGAAAATCGTCAAAAACTGTTCTCCGCTGATGCGCCCCACTACCGCCAGATACGAAAAAACCACCGTAAGCATAATCGTTACGATGGATTTCACTGTCAGCAAATTTTGAACTGTGATTTTTGCCGCTTCATTCATTTTCATTTTCTCTCAATTCCTCCTTGCACTCCCATTCTGCTTGCTTTACGCTCATTCTTCGTTTCCTGCGTTCTTCTGCCCTGCGTTCTGCCTGCTCCACGCCCTTATCGTACAGCTTCATCAGACCGCAGATACCCAATTCCGTACCGAACAGCAACAGTGCAGACGATACGATGGACGAAATGTCAACGCAGAAACACGCCAAAATAATACCCACAACAACAACGCACACACAAAACGATAGGGACAAAACCACAATCGTTGTCATGGTATCGTTATTGATTTTAAAACGAATCCGTCTGCGTTTTTTCATTAAAAACCGCCACCATTCAGCAGAAACCCGATAGCCGCACCGACAACCACAGCAATCGCTTTATCAATCAGTCCATCCCAACGCTTTGCCGGCTTAGAGACCAGCTGCTTCACATCATCCTTGATTTCCCCGACATCCGTTTTGATATGCTCCTGCTCGTTTTGCAGAACCGAAAACGCATTTGTCAGTTCTTCCAAATTGTCCTGCCGCTTCTCCATGCGGTCAATCCGCTTGTGTGCGGACTTCGTGCTGTCCAGTGCCTCCTGCACCATTTTTTCAATGTTTTCCATAAGCCATCCCTCCCCTTAACTCTGCACCTGTGCCGCTGTGACATGGTGCGGATTGTTCGTATCATTCAAATGCGCCTGCAATGCCGCCATGACCGCCGCTGTCCCGACTGCCGCAGAGGACGCAAGCGAACCGCTTTTCACGCCACTGGTAACGGATGCCGCAAGCGTGGGAATGAAATCCCCCAGCTCCACATCGTTGTACTGCTCCAGAAGGCAATCCCATTCATACGATATAACCTTCGCCCGTTTCCGAAATCCCATTTTGGTATTGATAACCGTTACCATATCCCCCAGGAATACTTCTTCCAAAACGGCATACTCCCGATATTCCACCGTCTTTTCCAGTGCCACAAAGTCCACCTTGATGTTGATGCTTGGAATGTCACAGCCTTCATCCAACAGCTTTTGTCCCTCTGCCTGCACCTCGGAAATGCTCTTGTTTTCCTCTGTCAGCGTGTGGATTTTCGGGTAGATATAATCGTTAATATGGGGGCTGTCAAGCGTTACACTGCCGTTCTTGCCGTAGCAGACAATGCGTGTTTTTACATTGGATTCGTCCTCTGTGACCTCAAGCCCGACAAGGTTTTTCCCATAGCGGATGGAAACACCCCTGTCCTGTCCCAATGCCGCCTTGACGGATACCCGAAAGCCATCCCGCAGCATCTCGCCGCCGTAGCCCTTGACAAACGAGGTTGCTTCGTCATCGTCCGACAGCAACGCCTGTACGGGATTCATGCGCCCTGTTGTGAGCGTCCCTGTCAGCGAAATATCCGTATCAAAGGAAAAGGGCATGGGATAGGCAAACGCCGCCTGTAAAGCTGTCAGTGCCGCTCCTGCCGTGCCGCTGTGGCTGATTGGTTCGCACTGGTTGTCCAGTAAATCATAAAAAATATGCCGTGCGTTGACCGCAATTTCCTTCATGGTTGGTTTGACGTAGTAAATGCGGAACGGCTGCATCCCTCTTGGCGTGGATGCGTAGAGAATCCGCCCCCGTTCAATGCGTTTCCACTTGCCGCCATCGTCATAGGGGTGCTTCAGCTCCAACTCATACGCCCCGTTCAATTCTTCCTCCACAACACAATGGCTGGGAACCAACGCCCCCAGCCCGAATGTGTCAAATGTCTTTGCTGTTTTTTCGTGAATGGTAATCATAACATCACTCCATCATACCAACCAATTCCTGATACTGCTCCTCCGTGATTCTGTTCGCCATGAGGAACACATCTAATTTGTTCAGCATGTCCTCTTTGTCGTATGCACCTCTGCTAATCAGTTTTTTCAGTCTTGCGTATGTCATAAATATCTACTCCCTTCAAATCTCTAATTCCTTCATGCAGACCAAATAGTCTACATTGATTGCTGTGTCTAAAATTGCCTGTTCTGTCTCGGTCAGTTGTGGTTCGGGGATGGGTTCCGGTTCAGGTGGTGTGTATTCCGAAAATGTACCTGTTTCAGAATCATAAATCATGCCAAGGGTAACGGTATCGTCACAAGGAATAGCAGTCACAGGGTTGCCCGATGGGTCGGGTGGATAGTAGGGTTCTGTTTCTTGGTCTTTCAGAACGTCAATCACTCTGTTTTGTAAAATCATTGCGTAAGTTTTCATATTCTCACCTCACCATTCGATGATGACGATGCCATCGCCGCCAGCAGATGCACCAGTATAATTATAACTACCGCCGCCACCGCCACCACCATAACCTGGCGGAAATTGAGATGCCTCCTTTGAAGAATCAGCACCATTTCCTCCGCAGCCATAAGAACCGCCGCCGCCGCCACCATTTGGGGAACTTCTTACCGATCTATCCGCTACTGTACCTCCATTACCTCTAACTCCATCTAGTCCATATTCAGCCCCACGATTACCGGAGGAGCCACTGTAATAGAATCCTCCTTCACCACCAACACCAGCACCAACAAGCCCTGTTGTAGTACCTCCACCTCGGAGTGTAACGAGGTTTCCGATAATTGTAGGTGTGCCATTTGAACCTGCACTACCACCGTTGCCAACAGTAATGCTTATTGTTTGTCCTGCTGAAACAGAATACGGCTCCCTTATGATGCACTCGCCACCATCGCCTCCTTTTCCGCCGTAACAATAAGAACCACCATTACTATATCTGGTGCCTCCCTGCCCACCTGCACAGGCAGTAATCCAAATTTTCGTTACGCCATCGGGAACGGTAAACGTGCCATTTTCGGTAAAGGTCTGCGTACCACTCTTTGCGGGGAGCATTTTATCCAACGACTGAAACCCACTTGTCCCAATCGTACTATTCAAATAGGCTTTAATCTTTTTCTCCAGCGCACTCTCCACATCCCCACGCTGTGCAAGCATTTCCAAAATCCCCCAGAATGTATCCACGCCGTACTCTGCCGCCTTGTCCCCAGGCTCGCCGAATGCTGCGGCAATCTTGTGCATGGTATCCAGTGCGTCTTGAATTTCCTGAAACAGCACCACCAGAACGCCGTATTCGTTTTCGCTTTCTACCGCATCCGTCCAAGGAATTGCCGCCGTTACATAGATTTCAAACACCTGCGTAGACAAAATCTGACCGCCTGCATTCCATACAGAAATCTGTGACTCGACCGCCTTTGCCTCCGAAAGAATTTCATTCGTCAAGGCAAATTGGCATCTGCCTGCGGTCGCATCCGTCACTTCCCCTTGGTTGAAAAATGTGCTGCCATCCGCCTTTCTGAATGTGATACGCACCTGCTCGCCCGTCAGATTGATTGGCACACCGTTTTCATACAGGCATACATCCAGATATCTGGATTTTGTATCATTCTGCACAGGGCGAATCCCAATGCTGTTCGGCTTTTTGTTCACATCAATTTCCAGACGATTATACGTTTTTGCCATTTTCTCACTCCTTCCAAAAAATCCGCATCAAAAAAGCACATCCGTTTTATTTTCAGATGCGCCTTTCTTGACAGAATACCTTTCTTTTGGTATCATAAGCATAAGAGAAGGATTACCACCTTTCGCAGGGCGGCTAGTCCAAGTAGTTGGTTTTAGCCGTCTAACTTCGCAGGTTAGGCGGCTTTTTCATTATTTCTTGTTCTGAAACAAGGAAATAACTCCGATGATTACTAAGCAAAAAGTAAATAACCCTTCGTATGTAACCATAAGCGTCACCTCCTTCACGGGAAGTGACTAACCGCCAGTTGGCAATCCTTCATTTATACCATACCATAAATTTCATTTTTCGACAACTACAGCCATCTCCAACGGGGCTGTATTTTTATTTTGCTGACATTCCCCGTCCAGCGGATTTCGTTTTTCCCGACCTCAAATCTCGGAAACTCCGCACCGCCGTATTTGCCGTTTTGGTTGGTGTTCCCTTTGAACACCTCCATCATTTCACTGTCAATGGTAATGCTTCCCTGCACGCCGTACAGGGGGAAATCCGCCCCATTGATAGTAAGCGTGATATCCCCACTGCCGTAAACCGTAATTAGCGGCTCACTGTATACCGTGCCACTGTTGCGGATGGTGGTCGGGGCAGTCAGCTCTAAGGCATCCCCTGCGGCATTGACGCTGTATTTGAAGGGTTCAACATCAAACTGCACCAAAAAATCATTGATATTTTTCAGAATACTGCCGAACTCAATCTGATTTTTGATGTACGCACGATACACCTTATCGGGTTCACTGGAAAAGATAACCTCTCCGAACCCCGTCAGCCAACCGCAGACCTCGTCAATCTGACTTCTGTCCATCACATGACATTCGGCATCCTTGGTATAGTTCTGGTACGTCTTTTCGTCCTCATGCAAAACACCGTTTCTGCCGCTGACTTTGATTTCGTTTACCTTTCTCTGCGGAATGAATATAGAGGGGGCTTTCAGCATCACAACGCCCATATCAAGCGAGCTGACACCGTTCCAGATAAAATACTGATACATCACGCAACACCTCCTGTCGCAACAACCCTTTTCTTTCTATAAAATTCCATTTCACGCATGAAATCCTCTGTGGTTCTTTCGTCTTTGTTTTCAACAGTGCCGATATATACGTTGAAGCTCTCGGTTTTGGTTACCGTTTCGCCCCTGCGGTATCTCTCCGCTTCAGGCTGTGTCAGCACGCGTTCGCCCTTATGCAAAATCGCACGGTATCCATCAAACGGCACCTCTCGCAGACCTGTTCTGTGGCTGCCGTCCGAACCGCCGCCGCCCATGCCTGCCTCGTCCTTCGCCGCCCGAATGGCATCCCGAATTGCCTTCACAATGGCATTTACAATGCTGCTTTTGCCGTCCTTGATACCCTCTGCAACGCCGTCTGTCAACGCCTTACCAACATCGTTGAAATCATCTGCATAGCTTTTCGCCTGCTCCACAGCATTCATTGCCAGTTCTTCCATTTCATCAGAATAAAACTGCTGTGCCGCTTCATTCGCCAAGCGCCGCTTTTCCTCGAATTTCTCGACATATTCCTCAAATTTTCCGACCTCTAGGCTATCCAGCTTTTTGGTAAAATCCAGTGCATCATCAATGCTCATATCGGCAATCTCAGCCAGCAGACCACCATCCAAACCCTTCTCCTTCAGGCTTTCAATCTGTTCGTTATACTGCTGAATTTTCTTAATGCTTTCGTCCAAATCATTCAGCTTGAAGATTTCCTTGCCGCTGTCCTCGTCCTTCACTCTGGAAAACAGCTCGCCATAGTCCGCTAATTTGTCGCTTAGGCTGGATTCCTTCTGCTCGATTGCCGCCAATTCAGACTCATATTTTTGCTTAAATTCCTGCAAGGCAGTCAAGCGCTCCTGCAACTTTTTCTGCTCTGCCTGCTTCGCCGCTTCAAGCTGTTTTTTGTTCCAGTCCTTTTCGATTTTGGCAATTTCGTCCAGAATGGATTTTCTGTTTTTCGGCTCTGCTTTTTTTAGCTCCGCCTGCTTCTTTGCAAGGTTTTCCTTGTACTGTGCCAGCTCCTCCTTGGCTTGCCTTTCCTCGGATTCTTTCTGTATCGAAGAAATCTCCGCATTGACCTTGCTTATCTCATCGGTAATGGCATTTTTGATATTATCCGCCGCTTTTCTCGCCGCTCGGATGGCTGTTTCGTCCTTTTCAAATCCGTTCCCCAGACCGTCCATAACGTAGCTGCCAACGCCCTCCGACCACTTGGAAGGGGAGTGTTCGTCAAACCCTTCCTTGCTGATAAACCAGCCCTTGATTTTATCGACAACGCCCTTGACCTTGCCTTTCAGCCATGCGACCTTATCATTGATACCATTCCACAGACCAACAATCACATTTTTGCCGACGCTCACAAATTCCTTTACCTTTGCCATCGCCGCCGCAAGCGATTCCGTGACTGCCTTTTTTACATTGTAAAACGCCAAGCCGACTTTATTCCGAAATTCCTCGGAGGTGTTGTAGGCGTGGATGAATTTCAGCACCAATGCCGTAATAACCGCAATCACAATCGTTACAGGCCCACCAATAGCGGCAATCGCAATCTTGACCGTACCAAGAGCCGTAGCCACCGCAGGGGCAACCGTCATAATCGATCCTATGGATTGTATCAGCGTGCCGATGATAATTATCACAGGGCCCAATGCTGCCAGAATCGCCATAACGGCAACAATAACCGTCTGCGTAGCAGGAGACAGATTGCTGAACCGCTCTGTTAGGGATTTCACTGTTTCCGCAAGCTGTTCCAATAATGGCGCAATCGCCTCCAGTGCCGCCGAACCGAGCTCTATGCCTGCGTTCTTCACTGCATTCAAGCTTTCCTGTGCCTTTGCGCTTGGCGTACTGAGTGTTTCAAGGGCATCGGCTACATTCCCTGTGGAATCCTGCATATTCCCCAATTCATCATTGAAAGCACCTACACCGGACGAAAGAATAGACAATGCACCTGTACCGGCTTCACTGGAACTCCATAAGCCTGCCAGAGCCTCAGAATCACCGTTTACGCTGTCATTCAGAATACCGAGAACATCCCCAAGGCTCATGCCGTCATTCATAAGCTGTCCGAAGGATTTTCCCGTTTTGCTTTTCAGAATCTCGCCCACATCGGAACCGGAATCCCCCAATTCATTCAGCATGCTTTTCAGATATGTGCCTGCCTGCGCTGTGGCGACACCGTTTTTTGTCAACTGTGCATACGATGCGGCAAGGTTTTCAATATTTACCCCATAAGCAGATGCCAGAGGAATGACCTGCCCCATGCTCTGAGATAGCTCATTTACCGTTGTCTTACCATCATTCTGGGTCTGAATCAGAATATCAGATAACCTTCCGGCATCTGATGCCTCCAGACCGTACGCGTTAATAATAGTGGTTAATACGTCAACAGCATCCGCCGTTTCCAGAAAGCCTGCTTTGGCAAGACCAACCGATGTGCCGACAAAAGAAACAGCATCAGCAGTATCTACAGATGCCGAAATTGCCTGATAGGTTGCATCGGCAATCTCGCCTGCACCTCTGCCTGTCTCTGTAGATAATTGCAGCATATCATCTCTGAGTTTTTCGAGTGGTACGCTTTGCAAATCTGCAACCGTACCTACCTTCGCAACCGCATCCGTATAGTCACTTGCAAGCTTCACAGATGCCCCAAGAGCGGCAGCGGATGTGGCAGATGCAACACTTACTTTCTTCCCGACAGTTTCAATCTTGCCGCCAAGCTCCTGCACATCTTCCCCTGCCGCCGCAATCTGCTGTGCGGAAACGCTACCGAAATTCTTCATTTCCTTAGTAAGGTTTTTCAGGCTGTTTTCCGTTGTGGAAATCTCCCGTACCAGACGGCGGTATTGCTCCTGATTGACCTCCGTACCGTTTGCCATGTCCTTATCGGCTTTCTCCTTCGCCGCCTTCAGGGATTCCAGTTTGCTTTTTGTTTCCGATACGGATTTTGTCAAAAGCTCCTGTTTCTGCCGCAGAAGGTCTGTGTTTTTTGGGTCATGCTTCAATGCC